GCCTGATAGAAACACCAGACCATGAGGACAGTTGGCTCGATATCTGTGGCTACAGCGCCCTTGCAGGAGAAAAATAATGGCCTTGCAGTTAGCGTTTGACACGCCAAAGTCAGAATGGTTGCCGCCTAGTGAGCTGCCAAACATATTTGAGGCCAAGCAAATAGCAATAGATGTCGAAACACGCGATCCCAACATCAAGACAATGGGAGCTGGTTGGGCAACTGGCGATGGAGAAGTTGTTGGTTACGCCATAGCCGTGAGTGATTGGTCCGGCTATATACCCATTCGTCATAAGTATGGCGGTAATCTTGACGAGCGTGTGGTAAACAAATGGCTAAAGAAAGTCTTTGAAAGCCCAGCAGACAAAATCATGCACAATGCCCAGTATGATGCTGGCTGGATACGCCGCATGGGCTTCACGCTTAATGGACGCATTATAGATACCATGCTGATAGCGTCGCTCTTGGACGAGAACCGGTTTAGCTATAGTCTAAATGCGCTGGCTTACGATCATTTGGGTAAGGTCAAGTCCGAAAAGAACCTGATAGAAGCCGCACGTGGGTTTGGTCTGGACCCAAAAGCCGAGCTCTGGAAGATGCCAGCCATGTATGTCGGACCGTATGCCGAAGGTGACGCCGAGCTCACACTCGAACTCTGGAACTATTTATCAGGACAACTGGGTAAAGAAGATCTGTGGCCAATCGCTAATCTTGAGCTCGATTTACTCCCGTGCCTGATTGATATGACATGGCGCGGTGTCCGTGTAGATCAAGATAAGGTTGAGCATACACGCAATTCGCTCCTAAAACGCGAAAAAGAGATACTGGGGCGCATTAAGAAACTTGTGGGCCACGACATCGAAATATGGGCTGCCGCCTCCATAGCGAAGGCCTTTGAGGCTCTGAGCATAGATTACCCACGGACCGACAAAGGGGCACCCTCGTTCACGAAACAATTTCTGAGTGATCACAGCCACGAACTACCGCAGCTGATTGTCCAAGCCCGTAACTTAAACAAGACCTCGGGGACGTTTATCAATACAATTATGAAGCATTGTCACTCCGACGGGCGCATACACAGCCACATAAACCAAATACGCTCCGACGACGGCGGTACTGTGTCAGGGCGTATATCCATGAATAACCCGAACCTACAGCAGATCCCAGCACGGGATCCTGAGCTTGGTCCTATGATTCGCTCTCTGTTCCTCCCCGAAGAGGGCGAAAAATGGGCCGCGATTGACTTCTCGCAACAGGAACCACGCATATTGGTTCACTATGCGTATGTGTATGGTAAAAGCAAAGGGCTCACGCTGGACGGTGTAGAGGAGTTTGTCCACGGCTATCGGAACAATCCCGATATGGACTTTCATACAATGGTTGCCGAAATGGCACAAATACCACGAAAGCAAGCAAAGACAATAAACTTGGGCCTGATGTACGGTATGGGAGTGGGCAAAATGTCTGACCAGCTGGATATCACGCTTGACGAAGCCCGAGAGCTGGTGCGTCAGTATCATACACGGGTGCCCTTTGTTAAGATGCTAATGACTGGCGTGCAAAATAGACTCAACGACAAGAGCAGCAGCGGCTCGATACGCTCGTTGCTGGGCCGTAAGTGTCGTTTTGATCTGTGGGAGCCCGATACATTCGAGATGAACAAAGCCCTCCCGTACCGCGAAGCGGTGCAAGAGCATGGCGATACCACACGCCTGAAGCGTGCGTACACCTACAAGGCCCTGAATAGATTAATTCAGGCGTCAGCCGCCGATATGACCAAACAAGCCATGGTTAATATCTACAATACAGGCCGTATACCGCTCATACAGATCCATGATGAAATAGCTATGTCGGTCAAAGATAGGAAAGAGGCAGAAACTGTTTCGCAGATTATGGAAACTGCGGTAGAATTAGAAATACCGAGCAAGTGTGACATTGAGGTTGGCCCCGACTGGGGAACAGCCAAATGATATACTGCTAACACTTTTTCGGTTCTTTCCTCCCACCCTAGCCCCGCTTGGCGGGGCTTTTTTTCTTGCATCTTTACATATTATCTTATATAGTCCTGTAAGATACTATATAAGGACCCCTTATGGACACAGAAAAATGGAAATCGGTTCTCGTTCCCAAAGAAGTTTACGAGGAAATTAAGCGGACGAGCTCGGATCGCGGACGAACAATCAGCGGCCAGCTAAAAATTATCTGGCAAATTTATAATAAATTAAAAGAAAAGCTTGACCCTAAGCCTTGACGTAAAAAAATTTGGCTATAATATGGGATAAGTTATATATATTACTATAGGAGAAAGATATGACGAAGAAAGAATATACCGCTCGTACAGAGTTTGATTTGTGGCTAGAAAAGTGCCCCGTATCGAAGTGGTCGCTACGCGAAACAGAGTATCGGGATCATACACAAGTTAATATACGGTTTCGTATACCGCATGAGGGTGAAGCGGTTGAAAATAGTTATACTGTGGACTACAGAGGATTAGACTATGACGCCTGATATTGTTTACTTTATATTGTACCTGATAACCGTGCCCGATATCGAGAGTGACCAGCGTGCTATCCACCGTATTTACTTTGAAAATTTTGATCAATGCGAACACTACGCAGAAATGTTAGGCCAGCAAAACGATCCTATTGTCGGCCAAAAAAATTGTGTTAAAGTAGATACCTATCTCCCCGAGATACGTATACCTTTACGCAAACCCGAGTTTATGAAATGAAATTAGAATATTTAGCAAACATTAATAATTTTCTCAAAAAAACAAACACTGACCACCAAATACGCCACTTCAGTAAGGAAGTTTTAGAAACAATTAAACATATGACACGCCGAAAAAAGAAAAAAGAGGTAGACTACTCTAAAATTTTTGACGATGAAGAAACTATCAAACGTATTCGAACCGATATGAAAAAAAGTTTTATCACGCCTGACGGCTTTAATAATAAAAAATCAAAAAAAAGCTTGTAAAGTCTTATATACTCGCGTATAACTGGATACTGAGGGAAGTCATAGGCCCTCTCCCGTAGTTATGTTGGAAGCCCCTCAGTTTTCTGGGGGGCTTTTTTCGTGTTGACAGGACCTTTTATCTGTGATTGTATGGGATAAACACAACAACTATGGAGAGATAAATGACAGTACGGGTACATCTACAAAGTGAAACGGGCTCTTGGTCCGAGGAAATCGGAACGTTTACGTGCGAGGAATATTACGAGGTCTGCATACCAGCTCTCGAAACATGGGCCAAGAAGAAGGACAATATAATTACCGAGAGTTTAGAAGAACCGCCAAGCGAGCTCAGTATAGCTAAGAAAGTTTTACTGCGCTTGATAGATGACTCTTACGACACGCTCCGTAATTGTCCCGAAGCTCGACAAGATCCGTCAAACATACACGCCACAGTAAAAGAACTAAAAGGCGCGATTGACGAAATAGATAGACATATAAGTATGGAGGAAGACGATGACATGGAATGAGCTAACCAATGCTTTGAATAATCTAACAGACGATGTATCGTATATAGAAATAAACGATGATGGGTACGTTACATTGCGCATAGGTAAAATAGATGAGGATAGCCCCGTACCGAGCGGTATTTTACGGGAAGTACTAGGACTCTAGTGGAACAGGTCCTCCGCTATATTATAGAATATGGGGAGCGCGGCTTGCTCCCCGACGACGATGAAACAAAGAAAATAATAAAAATAGCTAAGTATATACAATACACAAACATAGTGTATATCGCGCAAGATTTTGAAAACTTAGCCGACATGATAATGAATGAGGATAAAGATGGGCATAAAAAACATTAACCCAAAAGTCGTGGGCAACCACACACAGGCCATGAAACATATGGGAAAGCTTAGTCTTAAAATAGAAATAATAACAGAATACGTGGAGCAGCAGATACTAAGTTATAAACAGATCAATATTAATAGTCCACAGATCTCGCCTGAAGAGGCGTCTTACAATGTAGGAGCTGTTGATGCGCTCACTACCGTATTAGAAATGCTAAGGAAACAACCATGAAGATAACACCACTAACTACAAAAGAAATACGACAGTTCTCAGAAAAGCAAGTAAAGATACGTATCAATGTTAATATGCTGGTGCAGCAGATCTGTAAGATACGTGACGAACACTCAGAGGCAAAAACATTTAAGCTGGAGAATGACGAGCTCTTTTACGAGCTGGAGTGCAGAAAGAAAGATGAGATCATGGCGCAGCAACGTTTTGATAGGGAGCTGCCAAAGTTTACATCGACATTTTATAAGAAAAAATTAAAAGAGTGTAGCGACGCCACGCAAGTAAAAGAACTGCTGCACCAAATGTCCGTTGGATAAGTTTGTTATTAAAGAAATAAAAGGCTTCGACAATAAACGCTTGTATTATATCGAGGCCGCTGGACATCGGATCACGAATAACGTGACAAATCGCAAAGACGCTGAACAGATGCTCACGAAACAAAAAGAGTATAATGATGGTCGTTTTCGGAACTCTTGGCACTTGTTGTAGTTATTTCCCTATATATATAGAGCTAGAAATAAAAAAATATTTTTTTGAAAAAAAATGCCGTTACCCGTGTTACCCGTGTTACTTTGCCCTAAAACCCCTTATTTATATAGACTTTTAGGGTAACATAATAGGTAACACTACTGTTTTCACTTATGTTACTACAGACTTATTTAACAAATGTTCCTTAATGGGGGGGTAAATGGTTTTTTATTTTTTTTATTTTGTGTCTATAGTATATAGAGAAATAACGAACTAGACCTTTTTAACTGGATTAACACATGGCAAGACGAAGACCTACTAAATCAGGAATACAATACGAAACACGCGGTAGAAGACCAGCTGATATACATAGCCCACTAACACGAAAGCAAGAACTGTTTGTAAAAGAGCTGGTAAGCAAGGACGGGCAGATAACCTTTAGAGAGGCAGCAATCAACGCTGGCTACTCTGTTGGCTCTGCACATACTAGAGCCTATGAGCTTACTAACCCCAGAATATCACCACACGTATGTCATGCTATTAAAGAATATAGGCGCGAGCTGGACGAGAAGTACGGGATTACTTTTCACAGGCATATCCGTGATCTGCAAACTATCCGTGATCTGGCGCTTCAGAATGGTGCTTACTCTGCGGCTGTTATGGCGGAGAAAGCCCGAGGCATGGCGCAAGGGGATATTTACGTGAATAAATCAGAAATACGGCACGGGAGCATAGACAGTATGTCTAAGGAAGAAGTAATGAAAGCATTAGAGGAGATTAAAAATAGTTATGCCCCAGTCACAATCGACATCACACCTGAAGAAAATACCAGTAACCGCAATAAAGCGAGAGAGCGGATTTTACAAGCAAGTAAAGGAAGCAGCGAGTCGCTCGAATTACAAACTGATACTAACCAGAATTGAAAACTGGGTGGGATCTGGAATACCAGATCTGTTGATGTGTGACCAGCTGGGTGCTTTTCATTTTGTAGAGCTTAAATATACCACAAGCAATAAAGTAGATTTACGTCCGTCACAAGTAGCGTGGTTAACCAGACACGGGAAGGGTTCGTGCTGGGTACTGGTGAAGAAACAACCTACGCCGTCTGATGTAGCAGAGATCTATTTGTTTAAGGGTTCTGACGCTGTAGATCTGAAGATGGACGGTTTGGATAAGGTCAAGCCAGAGTTCAAAGGTAAACAACCTTTTCAATGGGATAAAATTTTTTACTTGATTTGTCCAGTCTAATAGTTTATCTATGCGATATTGTCACTAACTAGACAGGAGAAAACTATGACAAAATATGAAGATCCAATACAACCTGACTGGGATAGCCTGAAGCTGTCCCCACTTAAAATGGTTACTTACTTGCAGATTGCTACGCTTCGTGCGGCCTTTAAGCAAATAGCTGGAGAGATCCAAGAGTTTGGCGGTAGAACTGAACTTCAATTAGATGGAGTTGAGTTTATGGGCAAGTATAACCAAAGTGAAATGGAACGTATCCAGCGCAGACTAGCTATTGTCCATGACAAATTGTTAGATCAATTTAATGCTGGTGGCTTTAAGGACGCCAGCGCTTACCAATTAGATTATTTGTGGGAGGAGCCAAAATGACTGAGCAATTTTACATGGTCGACTTTGAGGGTGTGTGTCTTAACCAAAGAGACTTAAAAAATCTTTTGCAAATTGTATCTGTTTGTTCTGATGCTGAGATTGATATGAAAACCTTATCTAACCCTGAACTTTTTAAAAAGTATAAGTACGTTAGAATTAAGCTTGCTGATATTCATGAAATTCTAAAAAATGTTAGGGTTTCTAAAATATCTTATGATGGTTCGGGTACGTTCTTGGGGGGTGAGTAATGTACGGGGATCAATTAAATTTATTCAAGAGCTCTTGGGCGGTTAATGAGGGGTTTAGTTGTCTTTACGACGAGCTTATCGCGCTGGTGCCCTTTGATGGTAAAATCCCACAGGGCAGATCTAAAAATAAATATTTGGAGCGCTTTCGTGTTGCCAGCAATTTATTATATGATCTGTTTAATAATGGCTTGATGAATAGACGTTCTCATTTTCATCAATTCTTTAAAGTATCCGTTTACTGTAGGGGTGGGATTGGTGATACCCAGTTTCGAAGATTAGATGAAAAGCTGGAGCCAGTTCTAACCCAGATCATGCAAGACGCCGCTAGAGAACAGGGGATCAAACAATGAAAATTATTCACATAAATAAAAATATCATACAGCGTAACAACAAGCGTGAAGAGCGTGAGCCCGTAGTTCGTGTAGAGTATGACTACTGGGATCAGAAAGCAAGGCGGCAGAAAACGCAGACTAAATATTGTATGGAAGTAGAATTGCCAGCTAATGCGCGTATGGTTTATAGGCCAGATCGTCCAAGACCATGCGGAGCAAAATTATGGATAGAAACCAAAAGTAGGCTGGTTCTTCATGGCGTAAAGGGTAGGAAGA